ACCAACGCCTCACAGACCCAAACTTCCTCGCCGGCTTCTACGGCCAGCAGCAATCAAGCCCTAAGCAACGTAAGCGCCGAGGTAGTTGAGCACTTCGGTATCGAAGCCCCTGGCATTCTCAATCAGTATGCCTGTGCTCTCGAAGATCTGTTGATCGATCAAGCTCAGCGTATGGATGCCTTAGCTTCCCGTTCGGGTGCTATGGAAACTATCCTGACTAACCCCGACCAGCTTGCTGAGTACACTGATCGCTTCTTCACCGAAGTGGTCCCCGTGGACATTGATGAGCCCGTTGCCCAGGGTCAGCCCCAGGCTTATCAGCCCTCCTATGACATGCCTGCTCCCCCTGCAAACGCAGGCGGCAGCGTCCAAGGTGTTAATCCCCAAAATCAGTGGGAAGCTTTCTCGGAAGTGATGAACCGCTCTCCGGAAAACGCTTGGCGTTATCTTCAGGGCATGGGTCCTGATGCTCTGCGTAGCAAACTGCTCTTTATGGAAGGCGCCTGATCTTTCGCCTATAAAAAGAAACCCCCTAGAAATAGGGGGTTTTTTATTGGTAAGCTGTAGTTAACCGTTTAAAACTCATGCGATCTGTTGGCTTTTACAGAGGTAAAGAGGAGAAAACAAATAAGCGTGCTCAGAAGCAACCCTCTACCAAAACTACTGAAGTGACTTCAGAGGTTCAGGAATCGTCGCCGGTTTTCGAGGAATCCGTGGTAATTGACTGAAGCGCGTTCTTAGCTATATAGATCCGGCGTTCAAGCTCCTTGTCGATTGCTTTTTCGCCTATGTTGATTATTTTTAGTCCAGCAAATCCCGTTATAAAGGAAATAGCGAGTGTTTCTTTTTGACTTAGCTTTAGCTTTTCCGCTATAGCGGGGTTCACAAACTTAGCTAACAGGAAACCGACGATAAGTGCTTTCATCAGGTAAGGAAGCACTAATTTCAGCTTCCTCGGGTGCGCAAGAGATTCCGTTACGGAACCTGAGATGGCGGCAGCAGTTGTTTCTGGGTTTTCCAGGAACAAGGAAATAAACCGATACCCAGAAGACATCTGCCTTTAATATTTTATTTGATTCTAAACGGGCCGTTTAAAATAATTTAAGAGCAACTCCTTAAGTAATGACATATTTCTCCGAGACCAATTGGAAGTACGACAAAAATCTCTACCACTCAATTCAATCTGGTCCACAGCAGACAGCTGATGACCTGAATTTAACTGATACCTATACAACTGTCTCTAGTGGCTATGTATACCCCTCGGGAACTCAGCAAACCTGGTATGGCGTCGAGGATTACGGAGCAGATTTTGGTGTTATTGCACTCGGTCCGCCAAATTATGCCGTAGAGCCGGAACAGATTGTTGAGACGCACTATGTAACAGTAAACAGCTATTACTATGAAGTCTGGACCGCGAGCGGTATCCTGAGTGGATGCACAAACTCAGGGTATGACAATCTTCCTTCAGGTTGTTATAGCGTCACTGCTGACGCTGCTTGTAGTATTACTTACCCTGTGGGTGTTAGTGGCGAGCTACCTAGTGGGTGTTCTGTAGTTTATGTAAGCGGCTTGTTAGCGAGCGGCATTCAAGATGAATACATAATCGACGGCATAACAAAACCCTCCCTAGAGATTCGTCGAGGAGCGATCTATATATTCGATCAGTCTGCTGCTAGTAACGTCGGTAACGGGGTTTTATTCTCTACTTCCCCTGATGGCTATCACACTATTACTGATTCAAGTTACTGGGTTGCCAGTGGAATTTTAAGTGGATGTACTAATTCTGGTTACGACAACCTACCTTCCGGTTGTTACAGCGGGACACCGAATACTGGATGTTTAATTACTTATCCTGTTGGGCCTAGTGGAGAGCTTCCAAGCGGTTGCTCTGTGGTCTACCCCAGCGGACTAATAACTGTTCTAACTAGCGGAACTGTTTACTCGAGTGGTGTCGTTGTTAGCGGTACGGCAGGTTCAGCTAACTCTCAAGTTGTTTTTACTGTACCTTTCTCAGCCCCTGATAACCTCTACTACTTCGGGACTACTTCTACCTTGATGGGTGGTGCCTTCAGGGTTGTAACGCCTTTAGAAACACGTCCCTGGTATTTTTCTACAGATTGGCGTGCTGTAACTAGGAGTATTTCTGGTTACTGGACTGATTATGACGATAAGGCTCCACGGGCATCGGGTCTCTTAACTGTTTACGACGGCTACAGGCGGCAGGGTTTACTCTCGGTTGCAAATGCCACGGTGCAGACGGCTATTGGCCCTCAGCCTGGTCTGCGAGATAAAGGCTCCTATACCTGGTTTGGGCCTAATGTCCCTGATAACCAATCATACGATCCTTTTAAAACACCTGAAGCTAATACAGGAGGTCAAGGAAGCACAGGGGGTCCTGGTATTTATCCTCGGGTTCGCTTCCCTGCATTAACAAACCCCACTAACGACACCTCTGGTTCGCGGGCAGCGTGGGTTTATCACTACCCAAGCTATTGCGAGTCTTATGTCGAGGCAGTGCGATCCGATCTACCCGGACAGATGAGCACAGTAATCAGGAATATGTATAGGGGACACTCTTCTCGCTACGTAAGTAACTATGGTTCGATCTATGGTGTCGGTGGCGAGGGTATCCGTAACATCATCCGTACGTTTAGCCCTGGTGCTTAACCGCTATGAATGCGACAAAGACTGTTTAATAGTATTCACGAGGAGTTAAGATTTATTTGTAGTTTCTTCTGAGTCTTATCGATGTTTATCGATAATGATTTTCCGAAGATTCTTGGTGCTGAACTGTACCGTCCTCACCCCGCATACATCGTTGAGATGGCTGCGGAGCCTGTGGTTGTTCACGACTTCTCGAAGCAACCCGGCCAGACTGTGCAGCTTGATCGTTACCGTTTCTTCGGTAACCCCGGCTCCAAAGAATCTCGCGAGCGTACTGCTGAGCAGACCATCGGTACTGCTAACAGCCGCAATATCGTGAAGGACAAGGTCCTTGTGACCTTGCGTGAATACACCGGTCCTGCTGACCCGTCTGATCCGACTCAGCCCAGCACCTTCAAAATCGCACGTGAGACCCTTATCACTGCCCAGCGTTTGCTGCTGGACACTGGTAACCTCACCACTTTCCACCAATCGATCGGCAGCCTGACTCTGCTTGACGACTATCGTCGTTGGCGTGACCGGGTGTTCATCAATGAACTCCTGAAGGCTGTTTCCAAAGGTCAGTCCAGCGATACCCAAGGCGGTTACTACTTCCCTGGCGATCTCGCTACCGGTGCTCTGACCTATACCAACGCCGAGCAAGCTAAGTTCGACGTTAAGGATGACCTGCTGCGCGTGGTGAAGAGCCTGCGCAAGCGGAACACTCCTACCTACCAGGATGGTTTCTATCGCTGCGTTTGCGATCCTACCTTCCTGATGCACCTTCGTCAGAACAGCGACTTCCGCGAAGTTGCTCGTTATCCTGGCAACGGTCAGATCAACCCCCTCATGTCCGGGATGCAGCCCAACGCTGCTCTCTACATGGGTCAGGGCTTCGGTCAAGCCACCTTCGTGGCCGGCGAACCGATCATGCCCACCGGCTTCGTGTTTGAAGGCGTGCGCTTCTTCGAAAGCACCAACATGCCTACTCAAACGCAGAATGCGACCATTGCTTCTACCACTGCTGACTACAACGCAGCAATTGGTATGTTCTTCGGTCCTCAGTCTGTTGGCGTGGGCATCGGCGGTAACAACGCCCAGGTGCTGCTCAACAACAATGATGACTTCAGCCGTTTCATCATGATGATTTGGAGCCTGTACGCAGGTTTCGAACTCCTGAACGCTGATTTCGTCACCGTTGCCTACTCTTTCGACGCTTGAGGAGGTAACTAAAAATGGCTATTAACTCTAATCAGCTGCACGTTGCCAAGATTTATCCTGGTAACTACACCAACGTTCTTCGTTATTGGCACGAAGAGAAAACCGTTCAGTATGACAACGCGAACGGTGTTTCCACCAATCTGACCGCTCAGCCTGTCGGCGGTCCTGTCGGTGTGGTGTTCCGTCCCGGTTGGATTGCCCAGCAGGCTGTTGGTTATGTTGACCTGAGCTATCAGGCTCTCGGCACCACTAACCAGCTGTCTTACTACACCAAGCCTTACGGTTCTGGTCAGAACAGCGCTGAGCAGCCTTTCCTGAATGCCAGCGTGATCGTTCCTTCTCCCGACTTCCAAAAGGATGTGCGGGCGGACATCACCGATGGTAT